CCTCCTGACGCACCAGAAGGAGCACAAAGTCTAGCTGAGTGGTTGGTGCTTGAGGGCAGGCGCTCCAGTTTAGTTGAGTGGTTAGGTTGTGTAGAAAGTGACAGCAGAATACACGGTAGGTTTCAGCACATAGGTGCATGGACTGGCCGCCTAAGTCACAGTAAACCTAACCAAGCTAACATACCTAGTGCCTTTCATGGTGAACCTAAGACTGCCGTTGAGAAGGTAAAGAGTAGGTATGATGGTGCCTTCAGGTCTCTCTTCTCAGTACCAGACGATAGGTATTATCTGGTTGGTACTGACGCAGAAGGAATACAACTTCGCATTCTAGCTCACTTGATGAAGTCTCAAGATTACGTTGATGCTATCTGTACAGGAAGAAAGGAGAACGAAACTGACATACACAACTTGAATAGAAAAGCTCTAGGTCTTGAACATGTCACTAGAGATATGGCCAAGACTTTCATCTACGCATTCCTCCTAGGTGCTGGTGTTGGCAAGGTTTCCCAGATTCTGAAGACAAACACCAAAATTGCTTCGGATTCCATAGAAAACTTCCTTGACACCATCTCAGGATTGCGCTACTTAAAGGAGACAGAGATACCTAAGCACGCTCAAGCTGGTTATTTCATTGGTCTAGACGGTCGAAGAGTTCCGGTTCCGTCTCTCCATAAGACATTAGCTGGTATGCTTCAGAGTGGTGAGTCAACCATCATGAAACATGCTACTCTTATCTGGACTAAGCATCTTGACGAATTAGGTATCTCATACAAGTTGGTCACGTGGCCTCACGACGAATGGCAGACTGAGGTTATGGGATCACAAGAGGATGCTGAAACTGTCGGTAGGGTTCAAAGGGAAGCTATCGAAGAGGCTGGACGCAGACTCAACCTGTTCTGCCCTTTAGCAGGGAGTACAGACATTGGAAGAAACTGGGCTGACACCCACTAACAAAGGAAAGACTATGGCTAATAAAGGTCAAGTTACGTATCACGATATCCCAGGAGTACGTGTTAAGTACAACCCACACATTACTCCATCAACCATAGATGTGTATGAGTTCAAACCTGATGGTGAGTTCAGTGTCACGGTTCTTCTGACTGAACACCAAAAAGACTATCTGGTTAGGAGTGGCGTTCCTGAAGAGAGCATGGGTAATATCATGTTCAAGAAAGATGAAGAGACTGGTATGTTCCTTTACAAGTTCAAGAGACCCAACATTCAGAATGGTGTTGAGTGGGGGCCTCCTGATGTCTACAATAAAGAAGCTACCATGCGCAAATCAGATAGTGCTGAATCTACCCAGTGGTGGCGGTATATGGTACCCTGGGTTGAAGAAAAGGACGGTCAGTTGGCTGATGGTTCTTTGATTGATGTAGGGTTTACTATTTGGCAGAGCGAAAAGAACCCTAAGATTAAGTCAGTCAAGCTAACGCGAGTTGGAGTTATCGAAGCTGTCGTATTAGATCAGGTGGCAGCTTAGGTAAGAGAGGGTGAAGTAGTTACTCGCGATTGCTGCTTCACCCATTCCTTTTGGTGATTGGAGATACAAGTTGAGTTTATCCCTTTTGCAGATTGAAGTACTAGAGAACCTGGATAAGTGCTGGGAGATGCTTTCAAAACTAGAAGAAATTGTGGAGGAGGCAGACCTAGTGAACGAACAGTACTGCGCAGCTAAGATAGATAAACTTGTTAAAGAGTTTGATCCTATCTTTGAGACTACCTATTCTCAAATAGAAAGATTGTTTGGTGTCACAGAAAACGATTGATACTCTTATTCCAGACATCCTTTCTGTAGTTAGAGGGCAGGGAGGTTGGAACAAGTGCTTCTCCAAAGCTCTAGGCAAAGACATCAAAAACCTATCTAGAGAAAGGTTCTGTCAGTCAGAGAAGGTACGTAAGTATCTCTCTATGTCTTCCATAGGAGCCCCTTGTAAACGTAAGGTATGGTTAAGAGTAAATGATGCGGAAGGTTCTATACCACCTAAAGGCTCTGAGCTACTCAAGTTCTTCTTTGGAGACTTTGTTGAAGCTCTGTTGCTTAATCTGGCTGAGTCTGCTGGCCACACAGTTTTAGGTAAACAAGACACTCTGGTCATCAATGGTGTTCAAGGACACAGAGATGCTGTGATTGACGGTATGACCGTTGATGTTAAGTCAGCATCTCCTGTCTCTTATCGTAAGTTCAAGATGAATGAGCTTAGAGACAGTGATCCCTTTGGTTACATATCTCAGCTATCTTCGTATGTCTACGCTGCCAAGGATGACCCACTGGTTACGGACAAGACCAGAGGAGCCTTCCTTGTAATCAACAAAGTGACAGGCGAACTACACCTGGATATCCATGACTTCAGTAAGGATCTTATCGGTAAGGAATCTGAGATAGAAGCAGTGAAGTCTATGGTTAATTCATCGGACCCTCCGCCTAGGCTCGAACCTGTTCCTCAGTACAAAGATAGTAGTAACTTGAAACTGTGTTCTAACTGCCACTACTGCGAGTTCAAACGTAAGTGCTGGCCTAACCTTCGAACTTTCTTGTACGCTAAAGGTGTAGAACATTTAGTCCATGTCGAACAAGAACCAAGGGCAAGAGAACTTCCGTACTACAGTGATGTCTAATAGAATTAGAGGGACAACCAAAGAGAAGTACAAAAAGTATAGGTCAGGTCTTGAGTCTGACAACGCAAGGTACCTTGAACACAAGAAAGTTCAGTTTGAATACGAGAAGTTCAGAGTACCTTGGGTTGTAACTCATACTTATCTACCAGACTTCGTACTTCCCAATGGAATAGTAGTAGAAACTAAGGGGAGGTTCGTGTCAGCAGACAGAAGAAAACATATAGAAGTAAGAAAACAACATCCTGATCTAGACATCAGATTTGTATTTTCAAACAGCAAAAGTAAACTGTACAAAGGCAGCAAGACCACCTACGCAGACTGGTGCCACAAGAATAACTTCAAGTTTTCAGATAAAAGGATACCACATGAGTGGCTAAAGGAGAAACCGAATGAGAGTAGCCTTTCTGCATTGGGTAGTATCAGGTCCGACAAGAGAAAACCTAAGTGAACCTTGGCATTTGGTGTGCTTAGTTGAACAGTCCGGTAAAGTAGAAACTGTAAAACTATTCTATGAAAGCTACCACGAAGCACAGCATGTTGTGGAACACTTCAAAGTTTCTATTGAACCCATCCCTCTCTTTATAGACAACGATGATGACGAAGAGGGCGACGAAGAAAATGTATGATTTAGAAACTTTATCAAGACTTCTGGCGTACAGCTACGGTCTACAACTAATTGTAGAACAAAATGATATCGACGAAGCCCTTGTCATAGGTATTCTTATTGACAAGGGTCTTGTTGACATTGAAGAATACCTCCCTATAACCGACACTCAACTTCACAAAATTGACGACTACTAGGAGAACTAACAAGATGGTATGGAAATCTAATCTTAACCCCATGTTTCGCTCTAAGTTCAGCGAAGATATTTTTAATCATAAGTACCGTCACGAAGGTGCCGAAACTTGGCCTGCTCTAGCTAAGACACTTGTTGAAGATGTCTGCGAGGATAGGCTAACTAAAGAAGAGAAGTCTCAACTCAGGAAATATATTGAAGATATGAAGTTTATTCCTGGTGGTAGGTATCTCTACTATGCAGGACGTAGCAATAAGTTCTTCAACAACTGCTTTCTTCTCAAGGCTGAAGAAGATAGTAGAGAGGATTGGGCTAACCTATCTTGGAAAGCTGAGTCCTGTCTGATGACAGGTGGTGGTATTGGTGTAGACTACAGTGTCTATCGCCACGAAGGTGCACCAATTCAAAGAACAGGTGGTCAAGCATCTGGTCCTATTCCTAAGATGCAGATGATTAACGAAATCGGACGCAGAGTTATGCAAGGTGGATCACGTAGGTCTGCTATCTACGCATCACTTAACTGGAAACACGGGGACATCTGGAAGTTTCTTGAAGCTAAAGATTGGCAGAACATGCCAGTTGGAAAGTCTGGTTTGTCTCTTTGGGATGTAAAGCAAGACGACTTCAACTTTCCTGCACCTATGGACATGACTAACATCAGTGTCAACTATGATACTGAGTGGTTGCTTAACTACTACAAGACTGGAGACGTTGGCTCTGTATTCAGAAAGAACGTAGCTCAGGCTATGAAGTCTGCTGAACCAGGGTTTTCTTTTAACTTCTTTGATAAAGAGAGAGAGACACTACGTAATGCCTGCACAGAAGTAACATCAGAAGATGATAGCGATGTCTGCAACCTAGGTTCTCTTAACTTTGGTCGTATCTTCGACATCAAAGAACTTGCATCAGTTGTTGAGCTTGGTGTTAAGTTCCTCATTTGTGGTACACTGAAGGCTCACCTTCCCTATGAAAAGATTTATGAGGTACGTCAGAAGAACAGACGCCTTGGCTTAGGTTTCATGGGTGTGCATGAGTGGTTGATTAAGAAAGGATACAAGTATGAAGTCACAGAAGAACTACACCAATGGCTCGACGTGTACAGAGGAGTCTCTGACAATGTTAGTATATCTTTCGCAGATGAACTCGGAGTTAGTAGACCTGTCGCCAACAGAGCAATCGCTCCAACTGGCTCTATTGGCATTCTCGCAGGAACGAGCACTGGGGTTGAACCTATCTTTGCAGTAGCCTACAAACGCAGGTATCTGAAAGGCACAAACCGTTGGGTCTATCAGTATGTTGTGGACTCTGCTGCTCAAGAGTTGATTGATATCTACGGTGTTGACCCAGACAAAGTGGAATCAGCTTTGGATCTTGCCGACGATTACGAACGACGCATTAAGTTTCAAGCTGACGTTCAAGACTACGTCGATATGTCCATTTCATCCACTATCAATCTTCCTGCTTGGGGTTCTAAGCTCAACAACATCGACACGGTACCTGACTTCTGCAACACACTCGCTAAGTATGCGTCAAGATTACGCGGCTTTACCTGCTACCCAGACGGATCAAGAGGTGGACAACCTCTCACCTCTGTGTCATATAAGGAAGCAGTAGAGAAACTCGGTGAAGAATTCGAGGAGCACGTTGAAACCCATGATATCTGTGACATATCAAACTCCGGTGGAGTATGTGGAGTTTGATGAAGTGTGGACCCATGATTTGGAGGAAGAAATGTTTAGCGATGAAGTGAACAAACCTGCCCACTACAACACGGGTAGCATTGAGTGTATCGAGTACCTTGAAGACAATCTCTCAAGCGAGAGGTTCAGAGGGTATCTCGAAGGCAACACTAAGAAATACCTACACCGCTTCAGGTACAAGGGTAAGGCAAAGCAAGACCTTCAGAAGGCACAATGGTATCTTGACAGACTCATTGAGGCAGAAGATAGTCCAGACACTTATGTAAAACCAAGTGAGGAAGGAGACCAATATGTCATTGATTACCTTCTGGCTGACTTACGAAGTATGCGTAAAACAAACGCAGC